CGCCCTTGTCGCCCTTGTCGCCCTTAAATATCTTACCGAAATCGACCGTAAATCGCTCTTCGGCATTACGACCGCTACATTGTATTATAACTTCTGTTTCCATACTACTCATTCAGATATGACGATTGCACCTCTATCGCGTATTTAATTTTACCCTTCATGTCGTTGTTATCGGATTTATTTCGCATTGCTATTTCGAGTGAATATAGTCCCGCTACCAAATCTTGGCTTTTCTCTGTCAATAATGAAAATATCGCAAGCCCATCGACAATCTCAATATCGTCCCATTCCGCGACTACTTCGTGGCATTGACGATTATCACCATTGCCACATGCACAACCATTCCCCCGAATCTGCTCTACAATCAGTGCGGCTCGCGGTACAAAACCCTCTGTATTTCCGTTTATCTCCGGCACTCTCAATATGAAGGTCAGAGGTTCTCCTTGATATATTTTCATAAGTTTTACATTTCGTTAGTAAAAAGGTAATTTGTGTTGCGTAGATAATATGCCGGTACAAGAATATTATCGCCTAACCCCTCAAATTCGTAGTATCCATTTTCACCGTTATCTCGTTGTACCCATGCTCTATCGCTCATACCCCAAAATTGCAATGCAATCGAATCGGCTGGGATGTCGAGGTTCGCACTGTCGGCAGTTACATTATTCAGTAGAGTTGTCCACGTCTTGCCGTTGTACGACGAAATACTTTGATTTAGCGGATACCTTAAAACTATACCTTTTGCCGTACCGATTGCGGGCAGTGCGGTAATTACATACGTTTTGTCATCGTCAAATCCTATATAACCATCCGTATCGTCATATTCGTAGAAATCGCCCGATGAATCTATACGGCTCGGATTTATCAACGTGTCCCATACCGCGATATTACCCGAGTTGTTGTTGGGCTTCGGGAGTCCGTATATCAGTACCGGTGTCGCTACGAGATTGCCTGCTTGCGAGTAGTCGATTGTGATGCCGTCAGTAACTCCGTCGCCCCAGTACACTTTTACCTCGGCAGGCGTATCCATTGATAGATTTTTATATTGTATACCGTTCGATTCAATGATTGCACCCTCGATGTCGCTGTACACCTTTATCGTTCGGTAATTCGTAGATTCTACTGCCGTAGCAGAAATAGTAACATCTCCCGTAACACCGGCAATCGTCAGCGTACCAACTGCATTGTTCGGTTCCGGTTGCCAAACCTTGACGCCGCCGATTGTCTGCGAAGTAATGTCTTTATTATCCATGTACACACTTACAGAACTAAATACATATCTCACATCTGTCGTTAATGTTGCTATAAAGGTAGAACCTCCATCAACTTTACCGGTAGACCCTGCAATGCTTGACGAAACATGTGTCAAACCCTGATGCAAAGTATATTGTATCGACTTACCGGACGCTGTAATGTTTACCGGTGCTGTAACATTTGCAATAGTAATTGTTCCAGACTTGCCATCAGCACCCAATGTCCATGCTTGCGATGTTACATCATCATCACCATGTTTCACAACTACTGAATCGATGCTGTATCCTGCATCTGCCGTTAATGTCGCTATAAAGATAGAACCTGCTTCTATGTCTACATTACCGCCAGTAGAAGATGAAATATTAGATAGCGAGAATGTTACAGGCACAGAAAATTTGGAAACCCAACCTGCGATAGAAATAACCTGAAAGATAAATCCCGTATCGGCGAACCCGTTAAAATATTTTGATTCCACCTCAAAGTATAAGTCCCCGTTGGCTTCTGTTCCTTTCCTTACCAAATGAGGGGTGGGATGATTATTAACAGGCAGTGTCGTTCCGTCTAAACCACATTCATTAGGAGAAATCAAGACATGCCAATTTGAAACATTTGAGTTCCTCAATTTTGTACACGTGATTCTATATTTCCCAGTTCCACTTTTTGTAAATGTAATATTCGGAGTAGCACCAGATACATCAACATCCGCAGAATATGCGGATTCTATTGGAATACTCTTAAACGGATTGATAATGCCTGCATATATAACGCCTATCGGTCTACCATATACGTTCTCGGTCGCAGTTAAAACACGCGCAAGGACAATCCAGCCAAAGAATGTCGTATCATCGCCATACCCGAGTAAAACAAGGGTTTCTCTCGACATCGTAATTGACGAATACTGCTCACCATTCTCAAAAAAGTATTTTCCCTCAGGCGCGAGCATCTTAACTCGTTTTGACGAGATTTGGCTACCCCATTTATAATTTATGATTCGGATAATGCGTCCGGAGTTTTCAATTCCCCAAGTAAATTCGGATGGAGCCATAGTCGCAGTTTCTTCGGTAACGCGAATCGGAGCAACTACATTATCATGTTTATCTATACCGTTCTCTCCATCAAAAATATTTCTTTGAACACCTATAATCTTGTAGTATTGCCTATAACTTCCTGTTACCAAGATATATGTATAATCCCCCACATTAGGTGTTTCAGACTTTGTATAGATATAAGATATTGTAGTCGCATCAATAAACGTCCACGCATAATAACCATTGGAATCTTTACTTTCGGCTCGCGACCATATCGTATTATTTTCTGTCCTAATATGTTCTCCTCTTAAAAGCACAAAGGGGTTTGATACACTTCCTGTAATAGTAACATTTTTGAATACCGCATCCTGCGCGGTAATATTACCATTTTCATCCCACTTAATTTTATCTCCGGCAAGTTGTCCCGAACCGTTGGTATTCAAGGCAATCATTTTCGTACCTGCCGAATTATATATTTCAAGAGAAATATTCTTGAACTTGAATATTCCGTTATTGTTAAGGTTGTATTCAAGGCTCGACGTGTCATTACCTATGCGAACCTGATTAAGTGCAAGGTCGATAAAACTTTTCCCATCAGAGGTTTGGATACGCTTTATAACAAGGCGATTAGGAGTTATCTCCGTAAAACCATACAAGGTTGTAAACGACCTATTTCCTGCCGAATCTTTTGAGTTCAACATCCCTACAAGGAAATAGAACATATCACCATCATTACCAGGACCATCTTCATCATCAAGCCCGTCGTACAATTCATATTGAGCCGCTGCACTATATTTGCTTGCGGCTACATACAGCCAATAATAATGGTCATCTATTAGTTGCCCAGATGTGAAATCATTGTCAATATCCCATACCTCGGGCGTTTTATTCGTAGATAATACATCTACACGTCCAGAATCACGGTTTATGGTATAGTGTTCTAATGTCGCTGCACCCACATATAATTTACCATCAGATGTACTAAAATAAATTTGATACTCTTCGGAATAAAAAATTAACTCAAACTGCAATTCATCCGAACCGACAACCAACTGCATCGTTTGTGCGGTTATCGGATTTATAGATTCCGAAAAATGCGCCAAGTTTGCCTTGTTCAAAGCATTCATCAACTCTTTAACGTCCGAGAAGTTTCGCTTAATGATACTATTAAGACCGCGATATATTGTAACCTGCGATTCCCCAAGGTCTTCAATATCTTTGTTGATTTTGTCAATAGTCGAATGAACCGGTTTATCCGACAGAGTAACCTTGTACTCGCGAATACCATTATTTCCCTCACTTATCGTAAGAGTTTGAACTATATATTCAGATGCCGACTTATTTGCCAATTTGAATTTAAGCACTGTGCCACATGTTATAGCATAACGTATAGTCGGATTCTTCTGTAAAAAGATATTATCGAAAGATAGCGTATATGTAGGTTTGGGCTTCGAGTTCTCTGCCAAATATTCTACGCCTTTATTCTTTAACCGTTTTTGTGCTACTTCAACCAATCTTTCAGGCATATAGCAATCAAGAAGAACGAAATGGTCTCCTACTTCAACATTGACATTATTATCTGGCAAATATGTAACCTCATTCTTGCCGCTATCAGGATTCTCGATACGCTTCAATGCAAGTTTGTAATTTGCATATTTTTTATTTTCTGACGGTATTACCCCAATTACATCCAAAACCTCAAACTCATATCCACCCAATTTGCCATCCTTAAACGAAACCTTTGTCCCTTGAACAAAATATTTGTTCTTATCGTCGAACTTAAATGGGAATCGAACATAGATGTAAAATTTAGCATCTGTATCTGAAAATGTATCAGGCTCTACGAACTTGACCTCGTCAATACGAACGTTTGCATCAGTAAGTATAGGAGAATCATAGAACTCACCGAGAGTAATACCCTCAATTGTTGGATATATATCATCGAACACTATACTCGCATATCTGATTCCGAAATTGGAAATAGCATCAGGTGTAGCATCCACATAATCTATTTCACCCTTAGAGGAGAAATATTCAGGAATCATCAAATTAGGAGTATATCGCAATCCTGTCGGGTCTAATCTCAAAGAATAATCCAAAGGAAGATTTTGCGTTCCGCCATAAGTCTTTAAGCGTGTTACAATAGCATCATCTGAAATCTCCTCTGCAATATCGATTAACCCATTGCCTTTTCCGTAAGCGAAGGTATGCGGATTCAGTTCCGCTACTACGCCTATAACTATTTCACGACCTACGACCGTAAAATTCAAATCGAATTGCTCGTGAAATTCGCATATTGCATTCCACAAATTGGTGTTGTCAAAAGTAAAGTTTTCTGCTCGACTTTTATCTACCGAATCATCTATTCTTATAGACCATGCTTTTTGCGGATTATTATTAGGATTATAGTCTGCACTATATTTGTCAAGGTTCGCTTGGATTCGTTCACATAAATCCTCGACAGTACAATAAGCCGAGAATGTTGCCAGTCCTGTATAATGAATCTCATTGTCATTCGGGACGACGTCGCACATGACGTATCGTGTGAGCATAATTGCTTCGCCATAAAACGTAAGATTATACTTAAAAGCATCTCCGCGACCTCCAATGGATGAAGTTTGCTTTATATTCGGAATATTATCAAGTATGAATCTTTGTGTTTGATTGCCTACCTCATACAATACATAATCATCAGGCGCAAATGAAATCAATTCTGCCGAGGTAACTTCACAAGAGAGTTCTGGTATATCCATAAACCCTCCGCTGTAAGTCATTTCCGCAGACGCTATAATTTGACCTTTATTATTATATATATTGTATCTTGCCATACCTTATTCCTCCCGCTCTAACGTGATATTTGTTATCGGGTCGCAAACTCGGAACGTAATTGAAAACTCTACAATATCCGCTTCTCCATCTCTACGATAAAAACTCTTGGGAGAATATGATTTATAATATATATCCCGTCGTCCTATCTTTGTATACTCGTCATATATAGACAATATACCATATCTAATGAAATCGAAAAATCCAGAAATATTATCATTTGCATCCGTATATTCATCTCCGACAAATACAAACTGAATGGTAAGGTCGTAAGCCTTATATACAGGTTTAACTGGAATGTAGACCTCCTCTCCGTCCTCATCTGACCAGTCATTTGTTGCATAATCTTTTACATCCGGAATGATTTGAAACGGAATCGACTGAGTATAAATATTCCATGACGCAGTATCTACAACCGTTCCGGTATCATCCTGAATCAAAAGCGACTTGTATTTCTTCAAATCTATCATTTCTGCGACAAATTTATATGAGTCGTCTTTATAAAAACACGACCTCGATATATTTGCGAAAAACAATTTATCAATGAGGAGTAATCGTGTTGAAAACCCGCATCTTGACCCCGTTTTTTTAAGATACGGGCAGCAGGTATACACTTATGATTACATTGAAAAATTAAGAGAAGAGAATCTTGAACTCAAAAAACAAAATCAACCTACTTATAATCTGATTCCGCAGAAAGGATTCCAAGAAGAAGTTCTTCTGAATGAAGCAACCATCAAAATTATAGGCGGTAAACGAGGTGGCGGAAAGACCGCAATCGGTTTAATTCAGGCATTGCCATATATTTCTAATCCGCTTGCCCGTTTATATGGATTCCGTAAGTTGGAAGATGATGTAAAGCGAGGAATTTGGCGAAGCAGTGAGAATATATTCACGGGATTCGGTGAAGCCAAACCATCATTGCTGACATGGGAGTTTCCAAGTGGAGCAACCATGACAATGGAACATTTGCAAGACCCAAGAAAGATTACAGACCGATTCCGAGGTTCGGAAATGGCATATATTCTATTAGAGGAGTTGGCAGAGCATACACAATCAAACATGAATGTCATGTTCGATTTGCTTACATCTAATCGAAATACAGTAGGCGTAGAAAGCCGCTTTGTCGCCACTTGCAATCCGGTAGGAAAATCCAATGCATTGCGCCATTTCCTCGATTGGTATATCGACCCAGATACAGATACCGTAATACCCGAACGTAGCGGTAAAATTCGTTATTTTTACAGATTCGACGAGAAATCCCTTAAAGGTATTGCTTGGGGGAATAGCCCCGAGGAAGTGTATCGCAATCCTAATGTCAAACCGATAATCGACAAAATGTCGGCAGAATCTGGATTTGATAAATACTCATATATTACGTCTTTATGTTTTATCGAAGGTTCGCCAAAGGAAAATGAAATTCTTAAAACATCCGACCCGAATTACATGAAGCGCATCGCCGCTCGTGGAGGAAAATCTACCGAAAACGATATTCTTGGAGTATGGCGAGATGTAGACGAATCAGACAGCATACTTTCGCTCAACGATATGGAGCGTTTTTTCTCCAATACGGAGCAAAGAACAGGGCTTATAAGGGCATCTGCCGACATCGCTCTTTCCGGCGACTTTTTCGTAATATTTGCTATCGACGGCAACCATGTTTGCGACATGGAAGCCAGAAGTAAAATTGACGGGAAATTGGTTGTTCCAATAATCAAGGATTTCCTTTCGAGAAATAATATACCCGAAGAACGTTTTACATACGACGTAAACGGACTGGGACTTTGGATTAAAGGCGACTTTCCGAAATCCATACCATTCAACAACAAAATGAGAGCATCGGATTCAACACGATGGAACAACATCAAATCCGAATGCGCAGACCTATTCGTCCATGAGATACTGGCTGGTGAATGGAGCATCGATGACAGAATCTTAAAAAAGACTTTCAAGGACAAAAAGGGATTCACGTTCAGTGTTGGAGAGAGATTAATTGCAGAACGTTTAGCAATTAAGAATAGAGAGTCATCAAAATATGCGTTTGAACTCATTGCAAAAGACGAAATGAAAACAATAGTAGGACATTCGCCGGATTTCATCGAGGCTCTCTTTATGTCAATGCTCGTAAAGGGTGTTAAAAAGACAATAATACGTAAAGGATTTAGTAACTACTGGGTTGGATAAATAAAATTATTATGGAAGTTAGGAACATACTTCGGAAGAAGCCTTTTTATCGTATTGCCCCACCTATGTTCGACAACATAGAGATGGTATCGGATATAAACACATCTGCCGCAAACACACAAAAAGTTCAATATATAATTAGGACACAAGCCGATTTTTTGCGAGAATACGACGTATCAGGACACAAAATCAACAGTCGCTTTATATATCCTGACAAAGTAAGCAAGGACGAGAAAGGTAACATTGTTATCCATCATATCGCACGCATGGCGTTGCCATTACAGAAGATGATAACAAAAAAACATCTTGTATATTGTTGTGGCAATGACATAGAATTTAGACTTCTTACCCCGAATCCCACCGAAGAAGACGAAATTTTGCGTAGCAAATTCAAGGAAGGATGGATTTCTAAAAATATGGAAATCGCTTTTTATGCGGCAATAAAGGCTGATAAAGTTACAGGGGATTGCGCTTTCTGTGGAGTATTGCAAGGAGGGAAATTCTCTTGGCGAGTATTCTCATACCTCGACGGCGATACGCTGTATCCACAATATGACCGCATAACAGGAGAACTTAACGCATTCGGTCGCAAATACTCTCAATTCGACGAGAGTGGCGAAGAAGTGATAGAATATCTCGATGTATGGGACAATGAATATATATATCATTTCAAGCGAGATAATTCTACTGCATCAAAACGGATTGCCAACAAAGTTAAACAACTGTTCGGACTTGACGGATGGATACAAGATGGAACGGCAAAACAGCATGGTTTTCCATATATCCCGATTGCATATCATAGGACTGGGCATCCTTGTTGGGATGCATCGCAGGACAATATCGAAGCATACGAGTTCAGCATATCGCAACTTGCTGAAAATAATAAAGCATACGCTTTAAGAATCCTATTTACAAAAGGTGAGGAGTTTGAAATGGGTGCAACAGTCGATGGAACACCAATATCCATTACTGCATCAGATACTAATTCGGATGCAAAGTTCCTCGAACCGGCAGACAGCAGTGCATCATTCGAGCTGCAATTAAAAACCCTTGAAGATAATATTTACAGAGGTTCTTTTGTAAGCAAGACCCCCGACATAAAAGGTAGCGACGTATCAAGCCTTACCGTTCGATTGCTCTTTGCAGATTCTGCCCAACAAGCATTCAATGACAGTCAAGATTATGACTTGTTAATCGATGGCATGGTTAAAATCTTCAAGACTGGCTATGGAACAGAAATGGGTGAAATCACAACCTATAACAAGTTGGAAATTATTGGTTCAATAGTTCCATATATGTATATGAGTGAAACAGAAGAAATCAACAATTTGATGCAACTCGTATCAATGGGCGCAATGTCAAAACGATCTGCATCCGAAATTGCATACCGTATAGGTTATGGAGTTAATGGCGAATGGATGCGCAGGATGAAAGAGGAACGAGAAGCCTTGACTGGTGAAGAAAACAGTAATTCCATCTCAAAGCCAACCAATCCGATAAGCCAAGCCCGCAGACAAATGCAAAACAACTAAATTATTAGATACCATGTTCGGACTAATGCTCAAATCTCAGCACAAAAAATTGTGGCTGAACTTAAATTAGAATTGGCATGCGAGAAGTACAAGCATTCACGTAAGCCAAATAAGGAACTGAAAGATTTTATTGATGAGTAAGGCTCAATCAAAAAAAGAGTTAGATGAGGTTGTAAATATTATAGCAAATACGAATGAACAAGAACGTAATATAATCAATGAATACGTTCATAAAATCGCATCTGCTGCGATA